ATCCCGGGCACGCCCGGGGAAGGGGAGGCAGGGTCGTGACCACGCAATCGGAGCGCGCCATCGTCGCGCCGGCGGACGGCATCCCTCGCCGCTACGTCGTGGGCGAGCCCGTGGGGGCGCAGGAGACATGGGCCGAGGTCGTGTCGGTCGGCGGGCTCCTGTCCACCGAGGGGGCGGCGGACGCGTTCGGCCGGCTCCGGGTGTCCGAGCCGCAGGCCGTGTTCGACTCCAAGGCCATCCTCGACAACCAGCCGTTCCTGTTCGATGACGCCGCCGTATCCGGGGCCGGGACGTCATCCACCCATAGCGCCGCCCGGGCGTCCGTCACGCTCGGGGTGTCCGCATCGACGGCCGGGCTCCGGGCGCGGCAGTCGCGCCGGCGCATGGCGTACCAGCCGGGCAAGTCGCAACTGGCCTTCCTGACCTTCGTCATGGGCGCGGCTGCGGCCGGCATCACGCGCCGGGCCGGGCTGTTCGATGGCGCCGATGGCATCTTCCTCATGGCCGACGTGGACGGGCCGGCCATGGTCATCCGGTCATCCGTGTCCGGGTCGCCCGTCGAGTCCGTGGCCCGTCAGGCGACGTGGAACATCGACCCGCGCGACGGTACCGGGCCGTCCGGCCTGACCCTCGACCTGACCCGGGCGAACATCCTGCTCATCGACTACGAGTGGCTGGGTGTCGGGCGTGTCCGGACCGGCTTCGTCATCGGCGGGGCCCTCGTGTACGTCCACGAGTTCGCCCACGCCAACGTGGTGACGTCGGTCTACATGTCCACCCCCAACCTCCCGGTGCGGTGGGACATCGCCAACGACGGCACCGGGGGCGCCGCCACCATCGAGGCCATCTGCGCGTCCGTCATGTCGGAGGGCGGGCAGGAGCGGACCGGCATCACGCGGACCATCGACCGGGCCGCGTCGGGGCTCGTCACGCTCAACGACGCGGACCTCTACCCGCTCATCGCCATCAGGCTCGATGACGCCGAGCTCGACGCCACCGTGCGTGCCATCGCCGCCTCCGTCTTCTGTACGTCGTCGGCCGTGTTCCGGTGGGCCCTCCTGCTCAACCCGACCGTGGCCGGGACCGCCCTGTCCTTCGCGGACGTGGCGAACAGCGCCATGGAGGCAGCCGTGGGCGCGACGAACGCCACGAAGGTCAGCGGCGGCACGGTCATCGCGTCGGGGTACGCCGAGTCCACGACTCAGAACAACATCCCGGCCGGCGGGGTGACCGACCACGCGCTCGGCGCGTCCATCGCCGGCGTGTCCGACGTCCTCGTGCTCGCCGTCCAGCGGCTCACGGGGACCACCGAGACCTTCTACGGCACCCTGACGGTCACGGAGCAAGTCTGATGGCAGAGACATCGGGCATCGTCCGCGTCGAGGTCGTGGGGCTCGACAAGGTGGGCAGGGCGTTCCGGGACATCGCCGCGCTCGGCAAGCAGGGGGCCGTCGCCCGCATCGGCACCAACCTGACGTCCCCGCCCTACCCGTTCTTCCTTGAGTACGGCACGTCCCGGATGCCCGCCTACCCGACCGCCCGCCCGGCCTTCGATGAGGGATGGCCGGAGGCGCAGCGGGTGACGTCCGACGTCCTCGGCCAACTCATCCGCGCCGGCCGGCGTGACCCGGACGTCCTCCGGCTCGCCGTCGAGGCCGGGGCGCTGCCCCTGTCGAACGGGTGGAAGCGCCGGGTGCAGCGTGGCCCGGTGCCCGCCCACATGCGGCGCGGCACGGAGGTCGTCAACCTCTCCGACACCGGCACGTACGCCCGGTCCATCCACGTCACCGCCTCGCTCGTGGACGATGCCGGGCAGGAGGTCAGGCGATGAGCGTGGACGGGCTCTCCGAGGCGCTGTGGGCCCGGCTCGGGCTCATCACGGACGGGCCCGCCGGCGGGTGGTGGCCGCTCCGGCTCCCGGAGGACGTGACTCTGCCCGCCGGCACGTACCAGCGCATCTCGTCGGCCCCGACGCACACCCACGACGGGGCGACCGCGCTCCGCGCCCGCCGCTACCAGTTGACCATCTACAGCGAGACGTACGCCGCCGGGCTCGCGTGTGCGCGCGCGGTCGTGGCGGCCATCGACGGCACCCGGGATGACTGGTCCGGATGGGCCGTGTCTGCCATGCTGGCCGATGAGGCCGAGGACATCGACCCGGAGCCCCGGGGCATGTTCCGGCAGCGCGTGGACGTGATGCTGCGAACGGAGGCGCCATGACGACGGACCCGACCCCCATGGACACGGAGGACGGCCATGACGCCGAGCATCCGACGCCACCGGTGGTGGACACCGCCATGGACCCGAGCGTGGCGCTGGGGCCGGCTGTGGCGGCCACAGGCCCATCCTCGTACGCCACCCGGGAGTGGAGGGGCATGACCGTCCACGCGTGCCCGGACTGCACGTACGAGGGCATCAGCGCGACCGTGGTGGACCGCCACCGGGCCGCCACCCATCCCGACCCGTACAGCCTGACCGTCGCGGAGCGGGCCCGGCGCGCGGGTATCATCCTCACCAGCCACTAGGAGGGACACATGGTCACCACCGCTGTTGACACCTTCGGCACCACGCTCACGCTCGACGGCTCGCCGGTCGGGCAGATTCAGGACGTGGACGGGCCGAACCTGAGCACGGACACGGACGAAATCACCAACCACGACAGCCCGGGCGGGGTGGAGGAGTTCATCGCCACCATCAAGCGCACGGGTGAGGTCACGTTCCCGGTCGTGTTCGACCCGGGGGCCGCCTCGCACGCCGCGGTGGTGACGGCATGGTCCGCCAAGACGCTCGACGCATGGGTGCTCACGTACCCGGACGGCTCGACGTGGGAGTTCGACGCCTACACCATCGGTGTCGGCATGACCGCTCCTGTCGCCGGCCACCTCGCGGCCAACGTGACGCTTCGCCCGTCCGGCGAGCCCACGTGGACCCCGGCGTCGTAAGGAGGACATCGTGACCACTCGACGGGCAGCCGGTACGCCGGCGGACGAGGGGCAGGAGCCGGCGGGGATGGCGTTGCTGACGCGGGACGCCATCCTCGACGCGCAGGACATCAAGTACGAGTACGTGGACGTCCCCGAGTGGGGCGGCACCGTCCGGGTGCGCGGCATGACCGGCACCGAGCGGGACCAGTACGACGTCGAGTCCGCGATGGCCGCGCGCGCCGGGGGGTCGGCCCTGTCCGACTTCCGGGTCCGCCGCATCGCGCGGTGCATCGTGGACGAGGACGGCAACCGCATCTTCACCGACAAGGACATCCGGACCCTCGGCAGCAAGTCGGGCGCGGTCATCGACCGGGTGGACGACGTGGCGGCCCGGCTCTCCGGGCTGACCGAGACGTCCGCCAAGGAGGCCACCGACGCCCTAAAAGCCTCCCCGAGCGCCGGTTCTGGCACCGACTGACGCTCGCTCTGGGGCACCGGTCGGTGGCCGAGTGCCAGCGGTGGGTGTCATCGGCCGAGTTCACGTCGTGGATGGCATACGCGGACGTCGAGCCCTTCGGCCCGCCGGCCGCCTTCTGGCAGGCGGGCATCGTGGCGGCGACCATCGCCAACGTCTACCGCGACAAGAAGAAGCGACCGGCGCCGTTCGTGCCGGCGGACTTCATGCCGGACATGGGGTCCGATGAGCCGGAGCCGTCGCCGGCCGACCGGGCGATGGCACTCCGCGCCAAGGTGGACGCCGTGATGGCCGCGTTCGGGGGCCGCAAGGGCAAGGGCAAGCACAGGAGGGCGTGATGGCCGGGGATGTGGTCGCCAGCCTCCTGCTCAAGCTGGGCGTGGACTCGTCCGGGCTGGAAGCGGGGATGGCGAAGGCCGACGCGGCGGTCACGTCCCGTGCGTCGTCGTGGTCGAAGTTGGGCAAGGCCGCGCTCGCCATCGGCGGGGCGGCCTTCGGGGTGGCGGCGAAGGGCGCGCTGGAAGCCGAGAACGCCATGGCCGCCTTCCAAGCGGAGACGGGTGCCACGGCCGATGAGGCGCGCGACGTCATCGAGGCCGTCAACGCCATGTCCGGGTCCACCACCATCGCCTTCGGCCAGATTGCCGAGTCGGCCACGAAGGTCCGCACGGACTTGGGGCTCATGGGGGATGAGGCCGAGAAGGTCACGGCGCAGTTCGTGGCGTACGAGCGCGCCACCGGGCAGGGGGCCGATGCGGTCCTCGCCTTCGATGACATCCTCGACGCGTGGAACCTCGACGCCACCGAGGCGGCCGGTGTCATGGACGTCCTCGTCGCATCCCACCAGAAGTACGGCGGGTCCATCGCGGACAACCAGCGGGTGCTCGCCCAACTGGCG